AGGGTCTGAGCTACGTCTGCCACCTCCCGGTCCAGATGGACGGGTCGTGCAACGGGCTCCAGCACTTCTCGGCCATGCTCCTCGACCCCGTTGGCGGTCGCTCTGTGAACCTCACGGACACCGACCCCCAGGACATCTACACGGATGTCATGGAGGCAGCGAAGGCCATCGTGGCGAAGAACGCCGTGGGCGAGGAGCTGGAGCAGGAGACCGATCAGGCGCACGCCCTGGCCTGGACGGGTCACGTTGACCGCTCCACCGCCAAGCGCCCGACCATGACCCTGTCCTATGGGGCCTCGAAGTACGGCTTCACGGATCAGGTGTTCAAGGACAAGGTCACCACCATGAAGATGAAGATGGGCGATGCCTTCCCCTTCGAGGGCACCGGCTATCTCGCGGCTCAGTACATGGGGCGCACCCTCTACAAGGCCATGGGCGAGTCCCTCTCGGGCGCTCAGAAGGCCATGGAGGCGATCCAGGGGTGGGGCTCTGCCGTCTCGAAGGCGCAGGGCTTCATCGAATGGACCACCCCCTCAGGCTTCCTCGTGCATCAGGAGTACGTCGTGCCTAAGACCAAGCGCATCCAGCTCGCCTTCGGGGACAAGCACCTCTACGTCTCCGTGCGTGAGGACGAGAAGACCCCGAAGCCCGACCACCAGAAGAACCGTTCGGCCATCAGCCCGAACTTCGTCCACTCGCTCGACGCGACCCACATGGTCTTCACGCTGAACGCAGCTATCCACCAGAACGTTAATTCCTTCTCGATGATCCACGACAGCTACGGCACCCACGCGGCTGACGCGGAGCGCCTGAACCGCACCCTCAAGGAGCAGTTCGTGCGCCTCTACACCGACTACCCCATCCTCCAGCAACTGCGTGCGTCGTGCATGGAGCAGGCCGGTCAGGAGCTGGATGCGGTCCCCAACCAGGGCACCCTGGATCTCTCTAACGTCCTGAAGGCTCAGTACTTCTTCGCCTGAAACGCCCCTTTCTTGCACTCTTGCTATCCACAAGGCGATAGTTTCCCCAGGAGGATCACATGCTCGCTCGCGCCATCATCATCTGGTCCTCCGGTCGGGGCATCCCCGGCTGGATGGCACAGGCCCTCACGAACGAGGGCCACGACGTTCCCACCCTCGAAGCAAGACACCGGCTGTGACATGAGGGGCTCCTTCGGGGGCCCCTTTCGTCGTTTCTGGACAGGCACTTAGCCCCCGTCGAGGGGCCTTTCTTGCACTCTTGCTATCCACAACGGCATCCATTCCCCAGGAGCATCAGATGCCTCCCGAACTCCGCAAGGCGATCCTGATCTGGCGATCCGGTCGCCCGATCTCCCTCTGCCTCGCCGTCTCGCTCATGGAGCTTGGCTACGACGTGGACCGCCTCGAAACCCGCTACCTCCGGAGCTAATCCCATGCGTCACTTGATGCGCTACGACAACGCCCCCTTCATTGAGCAGGAGCCGACTCCCGGCATCGACAGCGTACCCCTCACCGTCGAGCTGCTCACGGTGGACGCTGACCGCTATGTCAACCTCGTCGTGACCCGCGAGGGCCGCGTGTTCCACCACTGCCTCACCGCCGAGACCGCCCAGCGCCTCGCTAAGGAGCTGAACGCGATCTACGGCGAGGAGCCCATCACCTTCGAGGAAGCCGTCTCCGAATACGAGGACGAGCTGACCGAGTGGGAGCCTGTCGATACCGCCTCGACGGTGGAGCGTCTCCCTGTCGAGGGTGGCTTCCTGTACCGGGACCACCTCACTGCCACCACCACGTTCGTTCGGGCCGACTGAGCCCGCTTCCCTCACTCCATCTTTGGATCTATCCACCATGGCATCTAAGCCGAAGAAGACCTACATCACCCTCACGGCCCGTGGCACGGCCAAGTACCCCCACCTCGTCAAGCCCGACACCAAGTTCAAGACGGACGGCGAGTACAAGGTGGACCTCATCGTCCCCGCGAAGATCGCCCAGCCGCTCATTGAGAAGCTGACGGCGCTCTATGACGAGGGCTTCAAGGAGTCCGCGAAGGCTCTCTCGAAGAAGGACCGCGAGGCCATCAAGCAGCCCATGCCGTTCGTCCGTGAGAAGGACGACGAGGGCGAGCCCACCGGCAACATCATCTTCAAGCTCCGCAAGAACGCCAAGGGCAAGAACAAGGACGGCGAGGTCGTGGACCGCGTGGTCCCGCTGGCCGACAGCCTGGGTCGTGACGTTCGCAAGAAGGTCAAGTCGATCTACGGCGGCAGCGAGCTGATCGTCGCCTTCAACCCCGATGTCTGGACGAACGCCAAGGGCGAGGTGGGGCTCAAGCTCTACATCGTGGCGGTCCAGATCGTGAAGCTCGTGGCCCAGGGCCAGGGTGGCTTCCAGTTCGGTCAGGTCGAGGGCGGGTTCACCGCTGACGACGCTGAGGACGAGAACGAGAACGAGGACAATGGCGAGACGGACGTTTCCGGGGAAGACGAAGAGGACTTCTGATCAAGTCGGCTTCGCCCTCGGTTTCCGCTCCGGACTAGAGAAGACGGTGGCTTCCCAGATCGTGGAGGTCACCGGCTCTCCGGTCGCCTATGAGTCGTTCAAGATCGAGTACGTCAAGCCTGCTCGGAAGTGCAAGTACACCCCCGACTTCAAGCTGCCCAATGGGATCATCGTTGAGACCAAGGGGCTATTCGAGGCAGAGGATCGCGAGAAGCACATCCTCATCAAGCAGCAACACCCAGAGTACGACATCAGGTTCGTCTTCACCAGCTCACGCAAGCCCCTCTACAAGGGCTCGAAGACTACCTACGCGAAGTGGTGCCAGGACAACGGCTTCCAGTTTGCGGACAAGCTCATCCCCTCTTCATGGTTCCATGAGTGAACCTATCCACCTCATCATCATTCCGACTACCGGAGATACAACATGAACCAGGCCATGATCGTTCTGAACCACCTCGTGAAGAACGGCACGATCACCCCGCTGAAGGCTCGCCACGTCTACCGCATCGAGTCCCTCAGCTCCCGCATCTCGTGGCTCCGCAAGCATGGCTACCGGATCCAGGGAACGTGGCACCTGGATGAGAGCGGCAAGCGGTATCGCGAGTATCGCCTCATCACCAAGCGGGCCGCGTGATCGACCCCGTCTACGTCCCTCCATGCCCGGTGTTCAGGTTCTGGCTCGCCGCCGTGAACACCTGGGCCTTCTCGCAACTCCCGCTGAGAGACCCCCATGTTCCGTTCCAACGTCACCTTCGAGAGCATCACCCGCTCCCTCCAGAACACCCTCCAGCAGCTCGACCGCCTGAAGGTCGAGAAGAACGCTGAGGCCGAGACCAAGTCCACCCGCGCCAATGAGCTGATGAACGAGGCCCTCGCTGACCGCGAGGAGTCCGTCCGTGCGGCTCGTGTCGCCTCCAAGATCGAGGAGCTGCTCGCGTGAAGAACGCCCCCGTCCTGTTCATCATGGCCTACGTGCTGATCGTCGTGCTCGGCATCATCGGCTACATCGCCAACATCGTGAAGCTCGTGGGCGTCCTCGGTGACGCCACCGTGGTCACCACCATGTTCATCGCCCGCTGCGTGGGCGTGATCATCCCGTTCCTCGGCGCTGTGCTGGGCTACGTCTGATGACCGACAGTCGCGTGGTCCGTAAGGGGCCGTGCCCTGCCTGCGGATCGCGTGACAATCTCGCCTACTACGATGACGGTCACGCCTTCTGCTTCGGCATGGGCTGCGGTCACTACATTCCGGGGGATGGCTCAGCGCCGTCCCCTTCTTCGTTTGGAGGGAAGCGCATGGCCGATCTGATCGACGGCGAGATCAAAGCCCTGGAGAAGCGGGGCATCACTGAGGAGACAGCTCGCAAGTTCGGCTATCGGGTTGGCTCCTACAACGGCAAGCCGGTCCAGATCGCCCCCTACTTCAACGAAGAGGGGCACATGGTTGCCCAGAAGATCCGCTTCCCCAACAAGGACTTCACCGTCCTGGGGAGCCTCAAGGAAGCTGGCCTCTTCGGGCAGCACCTCTGGGGCCAGGGCGGCAGGAAGATCGTGGTCACGGAGGGCGAGATCGACGCCCTGTCCGTGAGCCAAGCCCAAGGCAACAAGTGGCCTGTGGTCTCCATCCCCAACGGAGCCCAAGGCGCTGAGCGGTCCTGCCGCAAGAGCCTGGAGTGGCTGGAGACCTTCGATGAGGTCATCTTCATGTTCGACATGGATGACCCGGGCCGCGAGGCTGCACGGGCCTGTGCCCAGCTCCTCACCCCCGGCAAGGCGAAGCTCGCCACGCTGCCCCTCAAGGATCCCAACGAGTGCCTTCAGAAGGGCAAGGTGGACGCGATCATCCAGGCCATCTGGAACGCCCGCGCCTACCGTCCAGACGGGATCGTCAGCGGCGGCGAGCTGTGGGACGACATCGTCAAGATCGAGGTCAACGAGTCCATCCCGTACCCCTGGGATGGCCTGAACGAGAAGCTCCTCGGCATCCGCGATGCGGAGCTGGTGACCGTGACCGCAGGGTCAGGCATCGGCAAGTCCGCTGTGGTCCGTGAGATCGCCCATAGCCTCCTCAAGCGAGGCGAGACGGTGGGCATGATCATGCTGGAGGAGTCCACCAAGCGTACCGCTCTCGGCCTCATGGGCATCGAGATCGACAAGCCCCTCCACATCACCCGTGACGGGGTGGAAGAGGCTGAACTGAGAGCCGCCTTCGAGGCGACTGTCGGTAACGGCCACTGCTACCTCTATGACCACTTCGGATCCACTGAGGTGGACAACCTCCTGGCCCGGGTTCGCTATCTGGCGAAGGCCCTGGGCTGTCGCAGGATCATCCTCGACCACCTCTCCATCGTGGTCTCCGGTCTGGAGGGGGACGACGAGCGCAAGCTCATCGACCGCGCCATGACCATGCTCCGCACCCTTGTGCAGGAGACAGGCATCTCCCTGTTCCTCGTGTCGCACCTGAAGCGGCCTGAGGGGAAGGGACACGAGGAGGGCGCTAAGACCTCCCTCGCTCAGCTCCGTGGCTCTGCTGCCATCGCCCAGCTCTCTGACGCCGTCATCGGCCTGGAGCGGGACCAGCAGGGTGAAGATCCCAACGTCACCACCATCCGCGTCCTCAAGAACCGCTTCACCGGCCAGACCGGGGAGGCTTGCCATCTCCGTTACAATCCACTTACGGGTCGGTTGTCGGAGTGGAACCCTGAGGAAGAGGAACATGAAGAGGATGAGTTCGCATGAAGACCTCCCAGTTCCGCGCCCAGCGGGCCAAGGCTTTCAACCTCCTCGCTGCGGCGGGGTTCGAGAACCCTGAGGAGTTCCTCGCCCCGATCCCCCAGCCGGAACGCATCGCCGTCTACGACAAGGGGAACCCGGATCGCCTGCTCGGCTACATGACCGGGAGCCTCCCCAGCATCCCCGGGCGGTACATCGAGTTCGCCTGCTCGCGCCCTGTGTCGCTCATCCCTGACGAGATGGCGGCGGTCCCCTTCCACAAGGTGACCTTCGAGGTCACCTTCCGGTGCCCGAACTGGCGCATCCGAGAGGCCGTGCTGGTCACCAGCGAGACCCTCGACAACCTCCTCACTTGCGACCGCTTCCTCCTCCCGGGGGAGACGCTCAACGAGCGGGAGGATCGCCTGATGCAGCGTCGCTTCCATAGCTGGCGCTGATCTATCCACCTGACAATCAGTCACTCCAGAGAGAGGACATGGCACGCTACATATTCGACATCGAAACGAACGGGTTCCTTGAGAACGTCACGCAGCTCCACTGTGTGACCTCCCTGGACCTCGACACGGGCGACATCCGCCAATCCTCCAGCCGCGACAAGGCCGACATGCTGGCCCACTGCCGCGAGCTGGAGAAGGCCGACGAGATCATCGGCCACAACGTGATCAAGTACGACGTGCCTGTCCTCGACAAGCTCGTGGGCTTCAAGCCCAAGGGCAAGGTGACTGACACCCTCATCATGACCCGGCTCATCTGGGCCGACATCGCAGACTCCGACTTCAACCGGGTGCGGGCGGGCAAGCTCCCCTCGCGCTCCACCGGATCCCACTCCCTCGAAGCCTGGGGCTATCGCCTCGGGCAGATGAAGGGGGAGTTCGGGAAGGACGCCAACGGCAAGACCCTCGAAGGCATCTGGGACCACCTCACCGACGAGATGCTCACCTACAACGTCCAAGACGTGGTGGTGAACAAGGCCCTCTGGGACCGCATCGCGGAGAAGGAGGTCGATCCCAGGGCCGTCGAGCTGGAGCATAGGTTCGCCACCATCATCGCCATGCAGGAACGCTACGGCTTCGCCTTCGATGAGGGCAAGGCCATGGAGCTGTACGCGAAGCTGGCTCAGCGCCGCACCGAGATCGGCCAGGAGCTGAAGCAGGCGTTCCCTCCCCGGTGGGTTCCCATCGAGGAGAAGACCTTCTCCCGCACCGCTCGCTACTGGATCGAGTCCCCCAACGGGGAGATCACCCGGTTCGATAAGAAGCTCGGGGTCTGGCGCACAGGCTACTACGAGCTGCGGGAGATGGGCTCCACCTACACCTCCATCGAATGGAAGGAGTTCAACCCCTCATCCCGCCAGCAGATCGCAGAGCGCCTCAAGGAGTTCGGCTGGGTTCCCACCGAGTTCACCGCCAACGGCCAGCCCAAGGTGGACGAGACCACCCTGGAGAAGCTCGACCATCCCGCTGCGAAGCTCCTTGCTGAGTACTTCCTCGTTGAGAAGCGGATCGGTCAGCTCGCTGAAGGCGATCAGGCTTGGCTCAAGCTCGTTCGTCGGGGACGTATTCACGGCTCCGTCAACACCAACGGGGCAGTCACTGGCCGCTGCACCCACAGTCAGCCAAACCTCGCCCAGGTTCCATCCGTCAAGGTGAAGGAGGTCAAGAACCCTGACGGGTCCAAGACCAAGATCATCCTGACGGGGCTTGAAGGTGGTTATGGCGTTGAGTGCCGGTCCCTCTTCACGACCTCACCGGGCAAGGTGTTGGTAGGTGCGGACCTCTCGGGCCTGGAGCTGCGCTGCCTTGCCCACTACATGGCCCGCTACGACAACGGTGCCTACGGGAAGGTCATCCTCGAAGGTGACATCCACACCGTCAACCAGCAAGCCGCTGGGCTCCCCACCCGCAACGACGCCAAGACCTTCATCTACGCCTTCCTCTACGGGGCAGGCGACGTGAAGATCGGCTCCATCGTCCTGCC